TTTTTTTGGTTTTAAGAAGGGCTTTAGATGTCTAAATCATCCTCTTCTTCGCCTTCTTCAGGCTTTTCGTCTTCTACTTCTTGATCTAGTCTCGCAATATCTTCGTCAGATTGTTTTAAAACAATCTGTCTTACATACTTATTAGATACATACTTACCTACTAAGTCTTCCATTTGTTGAGCCATTTCTAATCGCTCTCTCAAAATTTCAAACTCTTTTAACTCAGAAAAGTAATTATCTTCTGCAAAGTCAATGTTGATCTTTTCTTCAATACTATTCCAATCTTGTTCGGTAATCACACCTTTAAGAACAAGTTGAATACGAAGTGCTTCGATAAGCATCCGCGAGAAACGTTTCCGTAATCTATCAACAAATTTTTGGAATTTTACTTCTTCTCGTGATATTTCACTTGCACGGCCGATTGTAAAAGAACTTTCTTGTTCTAATCTTGAAACTGGTACGTTTAAAGCACGGTAAAGTTTCTTTTGAAAGAATTGCACATCTTCAATCTGGCCAAGATTTTCTCCACCACCAAGTGTTGTAATTTCTGTACCTCGGCCACCTTCTCTACGCGGAAGATAAAAATCTTCTAGCATAGACATATGTTTCCGATCATCACTTACATCACCGGTTGTTGCATCGTACACCATCTTATTACGATAACGAGATACAACCTGCTGTACATATTCTTCGGCCTTTCCCTTTGGTAAATTGCCTACATCAATATAGAAAATTCTACGTTCAGGTGCTCTTGAAACACGATACACTACTAACGAATCTTCCATATAACGAAGCTGATTTACAAGCTTCATTGCTTTATGCAGGTGACTAATTACTCGCTGTCGCGATGAGTCGTACAAACCTGAATTGACTTGTATAACAGCATCTTTTGCAAACTTAACGCCATTTGTTGCTTGTCCATTATTTATGTCAGGCGAATAGACATAATACTCATCTACTATTTTTTCGTATTCTACTTGAGTCTTCGGATCAGTTACTTTTTGAACTTCCTTTACTTTACTAATGTGTGTAGAATCGATTGGTCGTAATTCTGCGATCCCTTTCTGTGGATTATTTGGATCAATAATAACGTTAAAGTATAATTTTCCGTCGATGTACCAATTACGGAAATAGTCTTCTGACATGCGATTAAACTTATAAAGTTGAACCACATTATTAAATTCATTTAAAATTTGTTTTTTTACATTATCGGGTTGATCTAGATCGTTCATCGCAAGATCAACTGGCGAAGATGTGTCCGATGCTGAAAGAGCACCGTCTACAATATCTGAAACCGCGGCATCACATTCTGGCTGCTGCGCTGATTCTCGATATTTTATAATTAATTCGTGATCTGAAACAGTAGTAGTTCCAGACAAATCTACATATTGTCCGTAGTAGCCACCACCAACAGTTACAGTTGAGCCGCCATCATCGTTTGCCTTAGGAATAGGAGATACAAATTCTTTCTCCGTCTTCTTAAGTTTTTTACTAATTTCGTATCCGAATATTTCCATAATGTTATTTATATCACAATAAGTGGAGGGATTGGACCTCCACTTATTGGATATTATTTAATTAAACTAAGAAGTTGTATTGGACTCCCAATATTGGTAAGCCAATTCAACAGTGAATTCTTCAATTGCGTCGTTTGTATCGTAGCTCAAGTCTACTGCAGAAACATTAACTGGATATGCACCACGAATGGTGTACTCCTTAGTAACATTTCCCGCTCTATCGAGCTGCTGAACTGCCATATCAGCCTGATAATCTGTAGGATTGGATAAGCCTGTATTATTCACATGCTCATTCATTCCATTCATCCAGCGTTCCATTGCATTTCGAACTTCCATCGCAGCATCGTTGATGACTGTAATAGACCAATTTTCAAAAGTACGGTCACCCGCAATTTTCAATTGGCGTCCACGGAATGGTACATCAAGCTGTGCAATAACGCTAGCAGGTAGCTGAGCGCCTTTACACATGAAAGATGTGAGTTCAGTATCACCTCCAGCATATGCCGGAAAGTTAACGATTGCTTTGAAAAGGTTAGGGCGTGCACCCCCACCGATTAACTTTGATTTAAAATCATCTACTCCTAAAGTTGCCATAATTGTTATTTCCTTTCTATATTATTTATATTATTTTCCAACAATTTCAGAGAACTCAACACCAGTGCGGGTTGCAATGAAGTTAAGAGTAATGAAATTAATCGAACGAGCAGGTTTAATATAGATATCAGCCACAAAGCGGTTGGCATCAATTACTTGACCTGTGTTATTCGTTTCATCACACACAACTAAGAAGTCTGTCACACCACGGCGACCTTTAACATCCCGAAGGAAAGGCTCTGTCATGTTCCTGAACATCGAACGAGTGAATTCATCATTCAACTCAAACAGTTGGTATTTAGCCGCAGTAGCGATTGCTTTCTCTAAAACTATGAACAAACGGCGTACGTTAATACGATCGAATGCTGATGGTTTAGCCTGTGCAGTCTTATCTCCGAAAAGAAGAGTACCTTGACCTGGGAAAGAAACGATTGGATTAATCCGTGCTTTATAAAGCTCGTCTCTATCTGCCTGTTTAGGGTTATAAGCTAGTTTTGTAATACCTAGAAGTTGACCACGATTGTAGCCAGCAGGCGAGAACCAAGGTTCTGCCACATCATCTGTATTAGCACAAAGGCCAGCAACGTGTCCACAAGCAGGAATATAAAGATACTTATCAGCAAATTTGTTGTAAGTATAAATCGCGGTTGAATCTAGTACTGCGTAAGATGTAGAAGTAATACCATCACACCAATCTTTGACATCGTCTAGTGGTGAATTACCTGTGCTATCTTCGATAGGAGGTGAGGTGAAAACTACGATATCTTTACGAGCGCTTGCTACCTGAATAAGATATTCAGCGATTGTATCAGAACCGTTATCGTCGTTATATGCAAATACAAGATTAACATCAACTGTAGCTGAATCAGAGAATAGATCAATACCAGTTGTGATATCACCTGGAGCTACTGATGTTTGATCAGCACCACCGGTGAAAGCGTTTGTACCTACAGTGATTGCAGAAGTGACATAGAAGTAGTTAGAATTCTCATTAATCACATCAACATAGTAGTTATTTGATCCATCTTCTTTCTTAGCACCTTCGCTGACACCAACAAAAGGCCATGTTTCAAGAACTGTACCAGCTGTTCCACTTAGCGCACCATCTGAATCAGTCACAACGATGTGATATTCGTCAGAATCGGGTGCACCATCAAACAGATCTGTTAGAGGATCAGCACTGACACCTTCAGCATCTTTAACTTGACCTGTAGCAAATGTACTTTGGCTAAATACATCAACTTGGATAGAATTACCTAACACTCCAGGATATCTTGCATAAAGATCACCTTGAGCACTTATGCCTTTTTTGAACTCCGTTTCATTCTTAATTAGAATAGCATTTCCTACTGTGCCTTCGAATTCAGTAAGAGTATAGTTACCCGATGCAGCTACTGCTGTACCGTCTACAGAAAGTGTAGTACTTGATATAGTATGTCCTGCACCTTCATTAGTAACGCCTAATCCTGTGATAGCGAAAGTAAAGTTAACTGTGAGATCATTAGCTGCAGTGTTGGAGGGATTATCCGTATCTACTGTTGCAAGACCTGTTACAGAAGCTGGGACAGCAGTTAATGTAGGATTAGTAGTAGCTGTTAAAGGAATAGTTCCGAATGTTGCTACATTAAATGTTAAATCACCGCCACCGCCGAATGCGCCTGATATAGTAATTTCATTGCCTATGATATAACCACTACCAGCGTTAGCAACAGTGACTGAAGTAGCGGCACCACTAGCATCGATTGTAACATTAAATGTTGCACCTGTGCCTGAACCATTTGAAGAAGTTTGTGGAACACTGAAATATTCATCTTCCGTTCGCGACCCGTCTGCGGCACTAATAGTATCAACTGTTGCAATACCAAAAGTACCAACGGTCAATGTTGCGCTATTGCTATTACCTAGATCTACAGTAACTGTGTCGCCTTCTGCGAGTTCTCCATCAGCAAAGTCGCTACCTACCACGTTAGTTGTTACACTGTCGATAGTGTATTGAGGCGCAAACAGTGTACCTCGTTGTTCAGTACCAGTGATAAGAACTGAAGCATCGCTGGTAAGTCCAGTTGCAAGAGGTTGACTAAGAGCCACAGAAGCAATACCACCTGTATTAGTAGTAACATCGCCACTTACTGCGTTAAGAAGCTGTGAATTAGATGTACGAACTGCTTTTAGCGCATTTCCGTACTTTAGGAACGATGATGCTGTAAAAAAAGATTCAGCATAAAAAGCGTCTGGCGTACCAAACACTGAAGCAAGTTCTGATTCAGAACTTACGAGTTCTATCTCTTCGACTGGTCCCCAGCGAAAAGGACCTGCATAACCACCAATAGAGGTAGATACCGCAGGAATTACGTTTGTCAAGTCGATCTCATTTACATCGACTCCTGGTGATACTAAGAATCCCATGATTGTTTTCCTTTCAATATAGTTTAATTAATAAGTGAATCATAATAAGAGTGTTTTCAATAGTTCTATTTATAAATAAGTGGATTTAGAGATTATCCCACTCTCTTACATCATTCACCATTTTGTCATAAACTGTTCCGTATGATCTACCGTCGTCTATTTCTCCAAAGAGTGGTACATCTTCTTCGATCTGTTTCATCTTTTCTGCAAAAAGCATTTCTTTCAAATCCACAGTAGATATATCACCAAATGCTTCTGAAGAAACAAACCATGCAAACATTACAAGATTCATAACGAGGTCATCGTGATTTCCTTG